GCCTCTAGAGTAGGGAAACCCTTCATCAATTCCTCTATAGTAATACCTGCTTTCCGCATTAATCTGGCAACACTAGAGTCACGATAATCTCCCTCTAAATACCTGGAATACCAGGCAGAGCAATCTATCTTATAGAACTGCATCAAATATTGATAAATGTACTTAACAAATTCATATGCAGGCTGATTTGTACCTTTCGAATCATAAGCATGGCCTATACAAGCCATCACACAGTCCTCTGGAGTTCTTGGCTCGCCCTTACCATGAGCCAATCTCATTACTGTTTTCTTCATACTTTTGTATGAGAGAACTGGTGGATATCTCGGGTCAGAGTTCTTTATAAAGGTCCTTTGCAAGAAAACCACACCCTGATATATAAAATCACCCGAACCATCGGGTACGGAAAGAAATTTAACACCTCGCTGTATTTCCTTAAATTCCCATCGCCACATCGCTTCCGTAAAGCGCCAGAATCCATCAATGTTTACGATGTCAGCTATGGCAATTCTCCGCCCTAGGGCGAAGTTATCTCCATAAGCGCATGCTGGTATTCTACCTTCACGAAGCTCTTGCATTATCTCCGCCGATCTAGTTGGATTCATTGTCATCACGTAACTCAAATAGAGTGAGAAGGCAAACAATAATATCCATGAATCACCATGAGATGTGGCATAACTCCCGCTCGGCATACAACCCTTCATAAGAACCCAGATATCATCAAATTGATGAACGACTTTTATAGCCAAATTGACGCCCCATACCTTAACGAGTGCGTCAAAAACAGCTTGCATTGCCTTACTAGTTTTAACTGGATTCAAATAATAACGGGCTGATGCCGCATACAATTCTAAAAGGGCAACATGTATGCTAGCATCTTGAGCTCTAAGATCCGATGTATCATAGATCATTAAGCAGTCGTCATACCTGAAATACTGGGCCATATTCCAGGATCCTCCAAAGTCAGTCTTATGTCCTATCCTCAAAGCTGCACCTCTTTCTCTTTTCTGTCGCCAGCCCTGAGTTATAGCTCCAAGCTTATAATCAACATAGGACATAATGAAGAACTCTCTTGCTTTTTCAGATAATTTAAGCAACTCTTTCTCCTGTTCCTCTTGGGTCATTGTGAAAAAATCATCAGGTATTAAATGCATTTCCTGCTTTAACACCATATTGCAATACGGATCCGGATGCACAATAGGATTGCCATCTATTGTATCTTCCACCATTTTCCACACCGTCTCATTGACCCAATTTTCCTGATCTATTTTCTTCCCATTAACGGTAAAAGTATAGGACATTCCTTCTTCATTAACCGTATAATTTAGCCCCGGTCGTAGCCCCGAAGCTGACATTGGTGGTCCTCTGTAATTTTCGACCGTAGACCTTGTTATATCAAATATTTGAGTAGCCCTCAAAGGGGCTGTTTTAAGATAATAAGTATTCAATAATTCAATTGATCTAGGCCATAAATTCATCATTTTTATCCCAAAATCGGTCATTTTTTCTGTATCCTTATTATATTTATCCAATAACTTTGGAACTTTATTCGGATAACACCCTTGATGACTATAGTAAAATCTAGGCTTACCATTTATATGAGCATAAGCCTCATTGAAGGCACTATAAATCCTATCATCTATTATCGTTTCCGCTCCAGGTACCAAAACCTGTGAGACACTGATCGATTTTAACCAATTAGATGATACTTCTTCAGGGGTAAAGAAGGGATAATTGATATGAAGATCATAACTCTTATATGCTCTTACCAAGCAATCTACAACACCCACCTGCTCCTCCGTAGGAATTGATAAACATTCAAACGGAGGACGGATTCGTATCTGATTAAGAGGGTCTGTAGACAAAATTTTCATTTTCGTTTGAGTTATCAAATCACATGAATTTTTCGTATTAAAATACTCACCTTTCATTTCCCATCTAGATTCCACCTTCAAAAGAAGTTTCTGATACATTTCCTCTAGTGAAGGTAACCTTTCTACCTCAAAATAATTATATTTCGTAAACGCTATATCATGAATGTACATCCCAACATGACATGAGCATGTCGATCTGGATGCAGAACTCAAATCCACAATAGGTAAATGACTATAATGAGGGGGTATAAAAGATGATCCATGTAAATGGATTTTCGGATTCTCTGTTTTACTCACAAAATAAATTGACATTCTTTTCTGTAAACTATGACGAGAACAAAGCCACCTAAGAAACTTACTTTTTGACTGTCTTGCTATACGTTGTATGTTTAGGAAGGAATAAGCGGCCAGTTTGTT